TTAATATTATAAATGAAACGACATGATTATATCAGGAACATACGGACTAGCAGTATACTTGAGCCAATACTTTACAGACGCTAAGTATTATAGCGTTTTTAAATTACTGGAAGAACCAGTAAAAGATAACATACTCATTAACTGTGAACATAAAGATTTTAAACAAGTTGAATTATTTGATTATTATTTTCAAGAATGGAAACGTGAACCTACAAAATATATTATAAACATTTCGTCAAGAGCAGCACAACCTAACATATCTAAAGGTTATTTGTATGCTTCACAAAAAGCAGCACTTAATCATTACTCTAATAATATAGTTTATAATTCTAATAAGGCTTGTAAAATTACTACACTTAATCTTGGTTTAATGAAACATAAAACTCTTCCAAGTATTAGTTATGAAGATGTAGCCGAAACAATATCTTGGTTAATACAGCACCCACATGAGATACCTGAAATAACATTGCAACATAAAGCAAACTATAGAGCAATTCAATATGAAAAAGCACAATCTTTACAACATAAAAAAAATATTAAGCGATAAAGATATAGAAGATCTTATTAAATTGCACAATAAGTATAGTGTTCTTGGCAGGAACAAGAAAAAAACTAGTGATCGTGTTCAGTATAATAATTTAAACGATGTAATATATACTGACATGACAGACCTGGCTCACACTATTCCTGCATTAAACAAATTAGATATAGAAGGACATAGTAGGTATAGGATTTATTTTGTAAAATACTTTGAAGGTTCTTATGCTATCCCTCATAAAGATGTTGGACATCAAGAAAAAGGAATTACTAGATTAACAGTACTTGACACAAGCAAAGATCTTAAAGGAGGCTATCCTATTTATTACAAACGAGGAAAAGGTCAACACAAACGAAACATGATTCCTATTGTAGAATATAATAGAAAAGGATTTACTACAACTCATAGATTTAATTTAATGCATGGAGTATCTATGGTTAAAAAAGGATGGAGATTGGTCCTTGTAACATGGCATATGGAAAAGAAATGAAAGGTAAAGATCAAATAAAAGAACTAAAAAGATTAGTTAAAAATAAAAATGTGTTGCTTGTAGGCAATTCAGTAGAAGTTCTTTCACATGAACTAGGAGAACTTATTGATTCTTATGATACTGTAGTAAGATTTGGTAAAGGATTTCCTAGAAAAAAACTAAATAAAATAATAGGTACAAGAACAGACATAGCTGTATTTGGAATACTAAGACGAAACTACAGGAAAGATTATCCAGATACAAAAGTAATTTTAACTAATCGTTGTAGAATGCACATGGATTGTGGAATAGATCCTTCAAAAAGATTTAATAAATATAAAAATATAAACATGTGGAGCGATAAAGAACTATTAAATCTTTTTAAAGAATTTGGCTTTGGAGATTTATCAAAGTATGGTAGAAGACCTTCTCAAGGTTTCTGCACTTTCCTTTTCTTTTTAAGAAAAATCCCTATGTGGAAATCTTTGACTCTTATAGGCTTTGATTTTTTTGCTAAGACATATCCTATGGAAGTAGGTACTGGAAAACCTAGTAGTTGGCACAAACCTAAATTAACTATACCAAGAAAGGCACGTACTTGTGGACCTCACATGGAACAAACTAAACCTGACGGAACTGTTTTTCATCCTGAAAGAGACTATGCTCTAGAGTTAGAAAAGAAAGGAATAATTAAATGGATTAAACTTTCTGATCTAACAATAGAAGATATACCTGAATCAGAAATAGGCAAAACAATTGATCGTGGTAAAGATGTTATAACTTTTTATAACGATGGATCAGGCGGTTATGATATTAAACATTAATTAGCTAAAGGATTATCGCTCTTCTTTAATTCTTTTATATCTTGTTCTATGTTTGTAATTGATGATTGCAATACAGACACATCTGATTTAATACCTGACAAATCTGGCATCTTTTGTTGAGGATGTCCATGTGCTTTTAAAGCTACTATATCTTTTTCAATCGCTCCTATATCAGGAACATCTAAACTTTCTAATTGCTGTTCAATTATAATAACTCTATTTTCTATACTATCTAATTGTTCTATTGTGTTCGACAATGCTATGTCTGTTGCAGAAATAAAACCTGCCACATTGCTTTCTAAATTATCAATTCTATTTATTGTTTGTGCGCCTTCATAGCCAAAACCTGCTAGTGTTCCTGCTACTGTAACACCTGCGATAATTTGTCCAAGTCTATTATTTAACCATTCCATGATTTCCTCCGTCTAAGTTTGGTTGTAAGTTTCTCATATTTGTTAATTGATTTATACTTGCAGAAGCTAAACCTGCAAATGCTCTAACATTATCAGGCAATACTGCGCTCGCATAAATATCTTTTGGCTCATACCATGTAGGTTGAGGAGGCATTGACGCATTTCTATACGCATCGAAACCTTCTACAAATCCCATATAAGCAATCAATTCAGAAGAGTCTGCATATTCTCCTGTCTCTGATTGTTGCTCCTCCATTTCTTGTTGTTGTTGCTTTATGTTTTGGGCCACAGTTTTAACTTCCTGTGTGCTTTCTACTGTTGTTGTACTTTCTGTAACTGTAGATGTGCTTGCAACATTTGTTTCTATACTGCTATTTCCTGTACTTGTAGCTACTGTTGTTGTCGATCCTATATCCGATGTTGTTTCTGTTGTTGTATTTGTTTCAGTTGTGTTTACTGTAGAACTTTGAATTGTGTTTCCAGTATTAACATTTGCTGACATTGTAAGTACTTGTTGAGTTTGTACCGCAGAACTAACTATTTGTGCAGAGATGGAAGGAGAACTTGAAAAACTTATTCCTCCTCCAGTAGAAGAAGAGACAGTAGCTTGTGTAGAAGTATTGCTATTGCTTCCTCCTGAAGCTATTGTATTTCCTGTAGAATGAATTGAGTTTCCTGCTGTTGTGCCACTTACACTACTTACTGCGGCAAGAACTGTACCTTTAACAACTTTTAATTGTTTATCTATTTTGTTTTCTTTTTCAGTTTCTTCTTCTTCTAGTTCTTCTTCTAGTTCTTCTTTTTCTAATTCTTCTTCTTCTAGTTCTTCTTCAAGTTCTTCGTCTTGCATTTCTTCTTCAAACCATTCGTCCAATTCTTCAATTGTTTCAAATTCTAATACTTCTTCTATAGGTTCATCTATAATTTCTTCCATTAAAAGCATTCTTTCTACTTCTTGTAGTAAAGGTTCTTCCAGTTGAACCACATATTCTAAGTCATACTCTTCAAAGTCTGGTAGAAACTCTAGTATTTCTTCTTCAAAGATTGGCAAGTCTTCTATAATTTCAGGAAGTTCTTCGTCTATAGTGTATACTAATTCATCAAAAGGTATTTGTTCTTCTAATGGCTCTAACCAGATAGGCTCGTCAGAATATTCTTCAAGCATCACAGGTAAAAACTCTTCGTAATATTCTTCTACATAAAACTCTTCAGTAAAATATTCAGAGGGATCTTCATAATAGTATTCTTCTTCTATATAACCATAGTCATATTCTTCTTCAGCATATCCATAGTCATACTCATCAGCTACAAAATAAGCTACTGATTGTTGTGTTGTATATCCTGGACATGAAGGTGAATATTGAGGATCTAAATTACATTGTAGATCATCATAAGCATCCCAATAACCTAAACAAGCATTATCATATAAAGGATTTAAACTGCATTGTTGAACTAAATAAGCAGCTTGATAGCCTGCACATTCAGTACTGCTTAAAGGATTAACAGAACAAGCATCGTTATACGTAAGAGATTTGTTTTCTAAAAGAGTATTAAAACTGCTGTTGTTCCAATCTTGATTAACACAATTACTTAGGTTTGTTGTTCCTGTATTACACTCATCAAAAAATAAATACTGTTTATAGTTGTTAGAATCTCCCTGTATTCCCACAAGGACATCATGGTTTTTTATATCTAACGCACCATATCTAAATTCTATTTTAAAATTTTCTTCGTATAGAAACATTTCAAAAGTATTGTCAGAATTGCTTCTATTATATTCTCTTAGATCATACCATCCTACTACAAAATAATCTTCAAAAGACTTGGAAAGTATTTTAGATTGATTATCTCTTATAAGATCAGTCCAAAAAGGATAGATGGTATAATTCGTGTCAGGTAAGGGATCAGGAGTATAATCGTTGCAATACGCTGTGGTAAAAGAAAAGCAACCATTCGTAGAAATATATCCTGCGTTATATGTTTGATCAAAAAATTCAAAATCAAATCCTATATCGACCGAGCCTGATCGAGAGTCATCACCTAAATTATATTGTGTAGTTCCTGTTTGGTTTCTTAAATCAAGAATACTGTTTGTTCCGATAGTCCAATCGTTTGCACTTAGATTAAAAGATAATAAAAGCGTACCTACAAAAAGACTAAGTTTGGTTTTTAAATTCTTTAACACAAGTTAGCCTTGATTTTTTAACTCCACCTTTTAATTTTTCTTTTCGACATTCTCTTACGTATCTAGCTTTTGCTTCTTCGTAATCTGGCCTGTCTTCAGGGTTTTGTTTCCACGCTAATTTTGCTTCTTCCCCTATCATACCTTCGTAAGGGCAAGGAGTTCCTGCCATGTGCATTGCTTTAAAAACTCTAGGATCTTGACATAATACTCCTACTGCAGCTATCTTCATCCCTGTATCATAGAGATATTTAGAAAGTTTTAAGCGTTCACAGTTCTCATCACGAACTGCTTTACCACCTGAAAGACCAAACACTTGTCCTTGAAATGCGCCACTCACACCTGTAGTACATAGGTCTTGACTGTAACTCATAATAGAAGGAGCAATCGCAGAAGCAGGCGGCGCTTTCTGATTGATATTTTGCGTGATAACCTGTTCAGACTTGCTCTCATTTATATTTCTATTAGTATTATCAGATGTACTAGTGTTGACGTTATTGTTATTGTTTGTATTATCCGAAGTAACATTCGATTCGGATGTGTTTTGATTTATATTTGTATTTTGATTCGTGTTGTTACTAGTACTAGTGTTGACGTTATTGTTATTGTTTGTATTATTTGATGTCGTATTATTATTGTTTGTATTAGTATTGTTTGAATTTACGTTACTAGTTACATTTGAAGTAGTTGTGTTATTGTTAGTATTAACATTAGTAGAAGTATTAACATTGTTATTGTTGTTAGTATTTGTTTGAGTACCTGTTGTTGTAACTGTGTTAATGTTTGTGTTGTTGTTTGTATTTGTTGCTGTGCTTGTACTATTGTTAGTATTAGTGTTAGTACTATTGTTAGTGTTGTTGTTAGTATTGTTATTTGTATTAGTACCTGTCGTAGTTGTTGTGTTTACATTAGTATTACTGTTAGTATTAACATTAGTATTACTGTTAGTATTAACATTAGTGTTACTGTTTGTTGTAGTTGTTGTGTTTGTAGTGTTTAATGAATTAGCTTCACAAAACTCTGTACCTGCTGTACATGTTCCTGTTTGAGTATCTGCTTTTACAGGAGTACCCAAGAAAT